TCTGGAGAATCACAAATGTTGGAATCGTCATTGATAAAATTCCACCCATCAGAAATGAACTCAACTGAACAGGTGTAAAAAGGTTTTGGCTCTAACGGGACTCGGCAATTTACTAAATCACCCTCGTAAATCTCGTTTCCGTTCTTGTCAAAAAGCCCAGTAAACTGTCCTATTGTTTCACGCTTTACCAAATGAACGGCATTGCCCTCTGAGCATTGTAACGTGGTTGTAATCTGACAAGCCCCCGAAAGGTAGCCATAAACCCAACGACCGTCTTTGATTCTCTTGCCTCTGAATTTAATCGTTCTCATTGATTCAATAGTTTACTAAGATAATCATTTGCAAACGCCAACCGTTCGCGGAGTTGTTCCTGCATCTCAAGGTCTTGCTCTACCCGGATTTCTATAAGTTTGAAGCGTTCGTCCTTGATGCGTGGGTCGAAGCTAATAAACCGACAGGCTAACGCTCCAGTTGCAAGCATCTGACCTTGCATCTGCCACAAGTATTTCGGGTCGATGTAACCTTCGAAAGCTGTCTTGAGATGGTTAGCGGTGTTGTACGGGCATTTAATTTCTATCAATTCCCCATCTACCATGCCATCGGGAGAAGCCCCTGAGTATTCGTTAATAAGAGCGAAGCCCATCTCTTCAATCGTCACGCCTCTGAGTTCTGAATAGTAAGCCTTGCAGATTGGTTCGTATTCGTTGCCCCAATCTAACGCCTTGCCGAAGATTTCGGTTCTTTGCCCGGTCAGTAATTCTGCCGCCTTCTCGTAAATATAGGATATTGCAGTCTGTCCAAGTACCTCGTCTTTCTTGCGTCCGTTGGTCATCAGGTCGCCAAAGCGGGAAGCCGTGAACTTCCCTAACCTTTGTGCGTGCCATTCCTCTGAGCGTTGCTCGGAGTTGCTGATTGCTTCGTATATCATCTCTTCCATCTTACGCTCGTTTAAAATCGTCCGACTCATCTTCTCCGAATACCCCGACCTCGTAAAGCCCTGACAGTTTCAGAACCACTCTTGATAGTGCGCGTTTCTCTGCCATCGCAACTGGGTAGGTTTGGCGCGTGTTGGCTGGTGCCGACTCCCCGAATGTTTCCATCTGAACGGGTAGACCGTTGCCGTTGGACATTTCGCCAATTGCTTTGATAACCACGAACTTGCAGTCGTCTGTCAGGTGTACCATCTCATACCTAACTCGGATGCCCTTGTGCGCTTGGATGCGCTCGATTCCTTGTCGGGTGATTATTACGAACCCTTGCGGGCTTTTGAAGAAGTGGTCTTTCGTTAGACCGTTCTCTTTTGCGAGGTGTTGAAGCCTCTCTTTCTGCGTTTCATTCATTGTTCTGATTTTGATTAAAGTTACGAATTAAGTGTTTGAATATCAACCGAATTATGGTTCTCGTCAAAGATTCGGATAAAGGTGTAAAGACCTGACTTGATTGGCTCCGCGCCTGAGTACCTGACTAATTGCCAAAAGACGAAGTTCTCAACGTGAGTAGTTCCAGCATCAACTGGAGCGGTGCGTAGGTCGGTAATTGCTTTACGAGCAACCAAACGGATAAACGCTGGTATCTGCTCGTTGGACATTGTAAGTTCGAATTGTAAGTGGTTCATGGTTCTGTTTTTAAAGTGGGGCGTTCTTATGGTTGCCCCGTTTTGTCTTATCTGTCTTGGTGAGCGATGAAATTACCATCCTTGTCAAAGTATGACATTACCTTCATGCTTGTTCCGAGAATCTTGTCTAATCTAAACCATTCCCCTTTTGTGTTTTCTACAATCTTGCAGTAATCGTTTTCAAATAGCTTTTTCATTCTTCTTTTTTTAGTGGTTTAACCGTTAATGATGCACCAAATATAAAACTATTCTTTTGAATATTCAAAACAGTTAGACCGAAAAAAGTGAAAATATTTTTTGTTTGAACTCAATTCTGTCTGAAATGGGCGTTCATTATCGCCTCTTGGTTGGTTTGAATTTCGTTGTACATCTCCTCAGCGTTAACCGCAGCATCGAAGATTACATCCTGAGTGTCGATGATTGCCCGGACCGCGTACAATAGGTAGACCAGCAGACCGACCACCAATAGAATCAGGAACAGAATAGCGGTCAAAAGAAAGACTATCATGCGGTTTGTTTTTTTGCCCAGTCGTCCTTCAGCTTATCCTCCCAAACTTTGTTGGATATGGTGAAATGCTTTCCGCAGTATTGTTCGTGGCACTTCAAAGTATGCCGAAGAACGCCCGTCATAGTGTAACGCTTGCGCTGGTGTGTTACATTTTCCGAACCGCAGTTAGGGCAAGAGAAACGACCTCCGCCAGTAGCCGCTCCTACGTGTGTGTTATGGTTAACGTATGGCTGTAATTTATGAAACACATCTTCAAGAAGTCTAACGTCCTGTTTACAATAGGTTACCATCTTGTCCATCGCCTCCGAGCAGTTATCAAGGCAGATAGCTTTCCAATCTCCGAATCCCATCGGGTTCTTACCTTCTCCGAAGAATAGATTTCCCAAATAGTCCAACCTATTTGAATTGAATCTGAAGTGCGTTCGTGCCTTCTTTAATGTGTCGTAGCTGTTCAGCTTTGGCGGCATCTCAATGCCGTGAATCAAGCACCTCGTTCGAATCCACTTCTCGTCGAAGTTATCACCGTTGTGAGCGACCAATTCATCAGCCATTAACGCAACCTCCATAAAACGCTTAAGGGCTGCCTTATCGCAACCCTCATCCCACTCAACGCTATGTACCTCATCCTGACCCTCCCACTTCCAACAGATGCAGATAACTGCTCTTTCTTTTATGATGTTGTCGTGTGGTATATTAGCCTTGTAACTTGACGACCAAAAGAACCCGATGTTCGGACTGGTTTCGATGTCGTAGAATAGTCTCTTGAAACCATCAGGCGGCATTTGAAAGTTCAGCAATTTCATCTGTGCTGTGCCATTATGCGTTCTCGGTAGAATTTCGGGTCTATTTCCCGAATCTGTTTAGCCAGTTCCATCCATTTCCGCTTGGCTTCTTCTCGCTCTTCGGTTGTGGAGTCTGTCCCTAAGTTTGATTGGATTGTGGCATTTTGCTGGAGTAGTTCGTCTATCTCTGCGCGAACTGCCTCATCTTGGTAATAGTAGTAATTCATCTACTTATGATTGTCCGACCAACGCCAACCCCTATGAAGTGCTGACCATTGTAGCCGTAGTTTGCGCTAAGATAGGTCTTTTTAATTGACCCATGCAAACCGACCCCGAACATTGGTACATACTGACTTTGAAAATCAGAAACCAACCCCACGTTACCGTGAACTCCGAGCGAAAATTTTGACCCTCCCCTCTTAGGTAAGTGGCTTATGACTAAGTTCTCCGTTACATTCTGATAGTTCTGCCACCTTACCCGGACATCATTGACCGTAGTATCATAGCAATTGACCTCAGTTAGCCATGCTTCGACTATCTTAACCGTGTCCACCTTTAACAATGTGTCTAAACGAGTAACTATCTTTTCTGAATAGATAGTATCGTGTCGCGTTACTATTTCCTTACGTACAAACCTAACCGTATCAGTACGCCAACGGTCAACATATTTCGTTGTTTGGATTGGTTTCTCGATGGTTACGGTTTCAATTTCACCGCTTCCGCAACCTTGCCAAGCTACGATAACGCCAAGCAAGAAAGATAAAATGTAAGGTGTGTAGACCTTTGCTAAATGTATCGTGATGTCCCTTCCCAAAGTTCGATTTCTGCTTCTCGCCTTCTTATTAAACCGTTCAGAACCTTGCCTCCGCCTTTGTTCCATCTTCTGAACTGCTCGGGAATACGAGTAAAGTCAGGGTTGGAATTTAGCCAAGCCAATAGGGTAGAGTTTGAAAAGTTGCCGATGCCTACGTTATAAGTGAATGAAATGAGAGCAGCAAGCTTATGCGCTGGAAGTTTGACCTCCAATACGTTTTTCACTTGCTTTTCGACCGATTTAATGGTGTCCATCAGCATCTCCGTAGCTTGCTCTTCGGTTATCTCAGGGTCGTTCATTGTAACCCTTTCGCCATTTGGGTACATTGTATTCCCGTAGCCGATAGTGGGTACGTTAGCTGGGCATAGATAAGGCTTACTTTCAAACCCTTCGAACTCCTTTATTACCTCTGCGGCTATCTTTGCCGCGTTTGGTCGTTGTTTCTTCGCAGTTTCCATCTTTGCAGTTACATTCTTTTGGTGCAATAGCGCACCACTTTACATTTTGCAACGGTTCTCTTTTAGTTCGCCACGCATCTCAACCAACGCCTTCGTGTTCTCGGATATAACTTCGCTGAACTTCTCAACGTGCTTGTCATTCGCTACTTGCCATTCCTTGCGCTCATCTCGATGGATGTCCGTTAGTTTGTTAAGGTAATAAACCAACACCGCGAGAAAGATTCCCGCGATTCCGTAACTCGCTAACGCTTCTAAAATTGCGTCCATCACAAAACTAAGTTACCTTCTTCATCAATGTCAGGTACGATGCCCCAAACCAATAGTTCGGCTATCCATTGTTCTTCATCGGTAAATTCATCAAATATCCAAATTGTTTCAAACACTTGATTTGGTTCTACCCACCCATATGATTTTACTTCTGTCCGTTCATTGTCGAAACAGATGTAGTAGGTTCGTACTTCTGGAAATCGTATTTCGTTCATTGTCTTGTTTTAAGCTGCTCCACCATCTATAATTCCGCCCCATTTACTGATAAGGCTTGTTCTTGCTGCCTCTGCTGCTCCGCCAGCAGTATACTTACTACCGCCAAAATTCACAGTCCCCGAGTAGCTCATTGCTCCTTGAGCATCCCATGCTATTAACAAAGCATCGTAGTTAGCTGTGGATAAGCCAGTTGCAAGCACCATAAAGTTTGAGAAACTCGTAACTTGACTTATATCCCAAGAACTTATATCCTGATTGAATGCATCGCTATTGTAAAACATATCGTTCATAAGCGTAACATTAGAAACATCCCAAGCACCAATTGGTTGGTTAAATACCGAGTTCGATTGAAACATATTCCGCATATTGGTAACTCTACTAACGTCCCATCCAGAAATGTCTTGATTGAAAGGTGTTCCTCTAAACATTCCACCCATTGTAACAGATGAAGAAGTATTGATAGTCCAATTATTTATACTGTCATTATTAAATGGACTATTATTGAACATACCGTCAATCGACTGCCCAAAATTAGTAACACCGCTTACGTCCCAAGAACTAATGCTGTTATTGTTAAAGCTGGTTCCATTAAAAAATGAAACGACATTAGTAACACCTGAATGTACCCAATTGCTAACATTACCGTTGAATGAATTGGATGTCGAGAAAACTTCTAACATATTAGTTACGGTTGTGGTGTCCCAAGAACTGAAATCCTCAGTAGTTAAAGCATCACAATTTCTAAACATACTGTAAAAGGACGTAGTTGTAATAATGGGTGCGTCTGTGGCTGTAATGGTAAGGTTCGAACAGTAATCAAAAGCCCTATCTGTCGTAATATTCAGCGTTCCCCAATTGGATATATCGGTTATCTTTAATTTATCACCGCTATTTGCAAATCTCCACCCATCTATTTGCCCAGATATGGTTATCAGCTTGACACCGCCTGAAGCGTATGTATGTGTTCGGTTGGCATAGCTTAAAGCAGATGTAGACCCATCTCCCCAATCAATTGTTCCTGAGTAAGTTCCACCACTAAGGAGTGGAAGAACAACGGTATTACTTGCAGACCCTGCTTTGGTAGTATCCCAAGTTGATACGAAGTCTGGGTTAACGGGTACTCCGCCACCACCTCCGCGAGATGCGGCAACAGATATATGGCTAACGCCTATCATTGGTTATATATTACAACGCTTCCGCTTGACATTGTGATAGCTGTAATCGCATCGCCCGAAGGCACTACGATGTACGCGCCAGCTTTTAAGGTTGCACCCGAAAGTCCAAATGCGGCAAGGCTATCAACTCCATCCACTTCAAAGGTGGTTAGAACGGTGTCCTCTTGAGCGATGAATGCGTAGCCTTTTAAGCCAGTCAATGCTCCCGTTCCCGTTAGCAGTTTGCAGCCGCGTGTTCCGATTAGTTTTTGAGATTCTGTCATGAGTTAGGTATTTGGCACTTATTATAGTCGTATGGTTGAGTTATAGATAAAACGCAAGAATGCCCGCTTACCTTGTCATCAAATCGTTCGGTAAATGGCTCAAGCGTGACGCTCGGTTGGATGCTTAAATCTGTCGTGTGCAATTGTCGGAAGTATGCCACGAAATCAAGTAGCACTTGGATGGTATCGCTCATTACTTCCTGTTCGTTCTCTTCGCCCGGAAGAACCCTGTCCATTGCCAACAGTCTGATGTTGTAGGTCAATGTCCGCTCAGATAATACAACGCTCTCCTCAATTGCCCACAGAACTAAATAATCAAGTTCCTTTGGGTTGATTTCCCAAACGTCCCCCTGCCCGTACTGCTTCACCTGAAGATGAGCGTTCGCTTGGGTTTCGATTATGGTTAGTATTTCGTTGAGCGTGTACATATGCTTTTAGCTTCGCTTGATTCTTTCTACTTGCGTTTGTACTCATACTTATCTTCCAATGAAATAAACTTCGGTCTGCGTCCGAGAAACATTCCTGTCGTGTAGGTTCGTGTATCGGGTTGGATTGTATCAAGACCATCGTCAGGGTTCGCGTAAGCTGGGTAATTGGATTCGTTTTCTAACAAGAAAGTAACTAATCTTTCCGTGTACCATTCTGCCTTATCCTTGTAACGCTTGGATATGAAGTTGATTTCGTCAAGCGAAGCGTTTGAACTGTTCTCAGAACTTTGTTGGTGTAGCCCTTTGTTGAGAAACTTGTAGCTTATCGCAGTCGGTGCTTCACTTTGAACCCAATGCAGAAGAGCGGGCTGG